CTAGAGCGGCTTTTTTCTTTTGTGCCATTTGTGAAATGGTGGCGCGAACAGCATTTGGTGGTATCGGTCACGCGCTGCTCTTGATCTCCACCACTCGTCGGCGCTCGTAAATATGCCGCGTCGTCGTCGGATTTGCGGCGTTTCCGGGTTCTCATCACGGCCCAACAGCACCGTCATGTAGTATGCCCGCAAGTCATGGGATGTGAACCGCTCACGATCCGGCACCGCTACCCAGTCAGCCATGATTTTCGACCAGAGCGCCTTGAACCTCTGTTCCGTAACGGGCTGGCCATCGCGGTTGGTGAGAACGAACATCGATTCCGGAATGGCCGATTCCCCATCTCGGGCGGGCCGATCCAACTGGGCGAATTCTGCGAACAATTTGGCGCGGCGCCGGCGTTCATTCGATCGACCCTTTGCGCAGCGCGTCACCGACCTTGGCCTTGGCAAATCCCACTGAAACGCCAGCGGCCTCCATGTCGACTTTCCGCAACTCCAGAAATTCCACTTAGCGACCTGGCGGCTGGGGGGCGCTGCGGTTCTGGTGTCCCACTCCGGCAAGCTAGTTACACTCGATACCTCACAGGGGAGCTCGTCAGTGTTCAAGATGAAAATAGGTGTCCTAGCGTCATTGTCTGCGGCAATCATTTTCGGTGCGAATCCGATCATCGCAGCCCCCTCAGCTGTGGATCTAAAGCACTGCAAAGCCATGTCTGAAATGGCGCGTGTTGTCATGCAGTTGCGTCAATACGGCGTTCGAATGTCGGAGTTGATGGAAGAAGCTGAGTCGGTGGGTGGTTATTGGGGTGATTTGATGGGCATATACATCGAAGATGCGTTCAGGAGACCCATATATACAGGTGAGACTGCGCAATCGGCTGCTGTCGATGAGTTTGAGGATATTGCTTACGCCGCGTGCTTACGGACGCGGAAAAAAAAGTAAAAAAAATACTGGGACTATCCTCGCCTTCCGTGCGAGGCCTTCGCGTTTTGGCGTGCGCGAATCTCATTAGTGAATAAGCTACTATCCGGAAAGCTCTTTGTTACCTACCTTGTTTGGGGGATTAATGGCAGTAGCGGATGAACTTGAAAAACTCGCATTATTACGGGAAAAAGGGGTCCTTAGTACCGCCGAATTTGAGAGGGCCAAAGCGAAGGTGTTGAATGGCAAAGAATCTAAAGAAGAGCCGTCGGATTCAACAACACCGAAGGAAGTTAATAATAAGAGGATGGGGCGCTGGGCTAAAGCCCTGCTTTGGCTCGGAGGCGCTGTAATCGCATTTCTGGTCTTTGGCGCGACGGTGGGGAATACCCCGGAAGCTCAGGAGCGTAGGCACGCCCGGGATGCAATATCTCTATGTTGGAAGCAGCAAGAGAAAAAGTCGCTGACTCCCGGGGATCAACGATTTATCGCAGGTGCCTGCGAACTGATGGAAGCCGATTTCCGCAAGAAATTCGGATTCAATCCATAATTGCCACCGATCGGATGAAACCGAGCGTTTATTCGCTCGGTTTCCATGCCATTAACGCATCCGGCTACAGCAACCGCTCATCCACCCCATTTCTCAGGTCATAGGGCGACCAGAGAATGCGCCCCACGATACGCACTTCGCACCCGTCTTCCTTTTCCAGCGGGAAGACCTTGTACTCAGGGTTCAGAGATTTCGCCAGCCAGGAACCGTCTCGGTCGCGCGCGATGCACTTCACGATCATCTTGCCGCCGTGGTTGATGGCGTAGACCGTGCGGGGATCGATCTGGGTGGTATCGGTGATGGGATCCTCGAAGAACAGCATCGGGCCGCGGTTGCGGATGACGGGTTCCATGCTGTCGCCGTCGGCGTAGACGATCTTCATGCGCTCGATCGGCAGCTTGAAGGATTCCAGGAACGAGCGGCGCAATAGGATCTCGCCGATTTCCGTCTCATGGTAGTTCTCAATGCCAAGTCGTCCCGCAGCCAGACGTACGTCCAGCTCGGGGATAGGCATGAATTCCTGATCGTTTGCGGAATACCCAGCGTGGGCAACATGCCCAACGTTGGTGGCCTGGCTGATCCGCAGCAGTTGCGCTCGTTCGGTTTGATGGGTCGTCGTGCCGTCGGGCGCCCAGGGGCCCGGCGATAACGGCGCCATCGGGAATTCGTCAGCGGCGTTATCGATGCTTACGACCGCGCCGCGCTTGGCCGAGGCCAGCTTGGCGGAGGAGGCCGTCCCCTTCGTCTTCACACCCATCTGCCCCAACGCCAATAGCAACGCACCTTCCAGTCGCTTGAGCTGGTCGTCGGCCAATCCTTTGACCAAGGACGCCGGCACGGATGGGAAGGGCCACGCACCGTCTGTCGCTGGCGCCGCAACGGGCGCATTCGCGGATAAGGACGCAGCCTTTTGTGTCTCTGCGGCCAGGCGCGGGCTGATCGCTGCAAGCGAACATCCGAAACCCTCGGCGTAGGCCATCGCGGCCTCTATCCCGATCGGGCGGCGGCCGGTGATGTGCTGATAAATCATCGCCTGGCCGCCCTTCACTTCGTGATCGCGAGCGAAAGCCGCGCGGTTCACGCCTTCAAAGCGTGCGCGCAGAGCAGCGGCTTCCTCTTCGATAGTCCAGATTCTCATATAGCAATGCTATTCAAGTTTAACTATAGCATGGCTTGCTTATTGAATGTAGCAACGCTATAGTTTTAGTGATGAATCTACACGATTACTTCGACCGGGATGAAGCGCTTTCTGCTGCGGCGCTGGCTCGGCGCGTGGGCGTTTCCCCTGCGCTGATCTACCAGTGGCGCACGGGCCGCCGACCTGTTCCGGTCAAGCACTGCGCGCCCATCGAGCAAGCCACTGGCGGCGCGGTTACCCGGCGTGACCTGCGTCCCGCCGATTGCAATCGAATCTGGCCCGAGCTGGCCGAAGGGGCAAAGGCGCAATGAAGCCATCAAGCGTGGAAAAGGACAAGGTGACGACGACTGATTCTAAGTCGCGCAACGACAGGGGCGAAGTGCACGGTGGGACATTCCTGTCTCGCTTGCAAGGGGGGGCACGCCCGACGATGCGTGGGAGGAAGCCATGAACTATTACCCCCACCACATTGGCGATTTCAATAGCGCCACGCGGCACCTGACGCGCATCGAACGCAGCGTCTACCGGGATTTGATCGAGCTGTATTACGACACCGAGGCGCCCTTGTCGGGGGATGCCGACAAATTGTGCCGGTTGTTGATCGCGCGGTCGGAAGAAGAGCGCGCAGCCGTTACCCAGGTGCTGAGCGAATTCTTCACGCAGACGCCGCACGGCTGGGCACACGCGCGGTGCGACGCCGAAATCGCGCGCTATCACGGCAACCAGAGTGCGAAGTCCGCAGCCGGCAAGGCTAGCGCTGCCAAGCGGGCCCAGAAAGCGCAGGGCGTTGCATCTGCTGTTCAACAGCCGTTGAACAGCGGTGCAACCAACCAGGAACCAGAACCAGGAACCAGTAGCCAGGAAGAACCCCCTGTACCCCTTCGCCGGACTCCGCCATTCGATGCGGCCACGATTGCGCTGCCGCAGTGGCTGGACCGCGAAGACTGGGTCAGTTGGGTCTCCGACCGGAAGGCTCGCAAGAAGCCCGTCACGGAGGAGGGAGCCCGCCGCCAACTTCAGCAGCTTGCCGGCTATTTGGCGGATGGCGTGGCGCCCGGCGCTGTCATCGCCAATAGCATCGCGGGCGGCTATCAAGGCCTGTTCCCCCCTCGCTCGGCATCCAGCGTTGCGTCACCCAGCCGTGCGCGGCAACGCGCGGCCTGGTCATCGGAACTGCGCGATGTCTTGGCGGAAGGCCGTTCGCGCAAGGAAATCGATATGGGGGTGATCGATGCCAGTCGCTAACGCATCAGCCGGGTGGGGGGCGCTGGTCGTCAATGAAATGCTGCTGCTCTATGGCGCCAAGTTTGCGCAGCAATGGGAAGGCCTGACGCCTCGCGAACTGAAGGACTCCTGGAATCAGAAGCTGGCTGGCCTGGACGAAATGCACGTGCGTCGCGGCTTGATGGCCTGCCTGACGCGCGAATGGCCGCCGACGATGCCGGAATTCTTGAAGCTGTGTTGTCCGTGGCTTACGCCAGAGGTGGCCTATCACGAGGCCGTGCGTGGATTGTCCGCGCGCCGGCGGGGCGAGCTCGGCATGTGGTCGCACCCGGCGGTGTATTGGGCGGCGGTGGGCGTCAGTACGGTCGATCTGCTGAACAGCACTTACGGCGCGATCAAGGCGCGGTGGGAAAGAACCTTGGCGGACGAATTAGGCAAGGGCACCTGGGCCGCCATTCCCGAGCCGCGCGCAGCGTTGCCGGCGCCTGGCCAGACGCTGGCCACGCGAGATCAGGTAGAGGCCGCGCTGCGGAAGATGGGGGCGGGCAAGGCGGCGTTAGCGCGTAGCCGTTCGCCCAGGGACTGGATCAGTAAATGGGAGGCGCGCATTGCGCTGGGCGGGCATCCGACGAAAGCCATTTCCGAGATGCTCATGCAGGCGAAGGCCTCGGGCGCAATACAACACAAGCAATGGAATCAGGATGGGGGTGTCGAATGAACGAAGGATTGCCGCGGTGGGTCGAGGACGAAATACGCAATTGGGCGCGCTCCCAATGGGAAGGGGATTGGCCCGGCCCGCGGCGGATGCGGGAAGACGCGCCGGGTGTGTGTGAATTCCCTCCACAGCCGGGTCATGACGATGACGATGAACCGCTTCCGATTCCTGTTAACCAGGTGCGCGCGAACCGGGTACACGTGCTGTATGAAATGCTGCCGCTTGTGGAGCGGCGGGTCATCCAGGCGGAATACACGCGCCGCGCCGACTACGGCGACCTGGCCGCCCACTTGCGGCAGGGTAAAGCGTGCCGCGTGATTGGCATCACGCTGCCTTATTACAAGGTGGCGCTCGGCAGTTTCAAGCAACAGGTTTGGAGGGCATTCAAGTGAAGTACGCACATGAGGTGATCGATCTACTGGCCGCGTATCCAGGACGCGAATTCCGGATGGCGGAGATCTTGCGGCATGTCAGCCGTGGCATGCCAGTGGCATCTGGCGCCCGCGAGGCGATGCGTCGTGGAACCCGCCGCGTGCTTGAGCATTTGCTGGACGCGGGGCACGTGCAGCGTTGCGGCGGCAATACCAAATCGGCCGCATATGCATGGTCTGAATTGGGACATGGACATGATGGAAATCCTCCCCGTTTCGGATCGGATTTGAGACAATAGCTGCGGGGCAGTGCGCCCCAACGAAACGTAGCCGGGATACGACATCCGGCATGCAGCCCGCCCGCCGAAAGGTTTGCGGGCTTTTTTATTTTCCAATCCTTGTTGGGTATTTCAGATCACCGCCATGACGCCAGAAGATGCGATTTTCTCGCTGGTGGAGGCCGCCGCGGGCGGTGTTCCTCTTCTCTTTTCGGATACGCCAGATCCACGCCCGCCGCTGCCGTACATCACGTTGGCGTTGCGTTGGGTGGACGCCGGTCCCGCTGAAGAGGGCCGGGTAGATGACCAGGGCAATCAGGCTGTTCATGACCATCGCGATGCGACGGTTGCGTTGCAGGGATTTGGCGAGGGCGCGTACCGTGCGCTCGGCAAGCTGGGCCTGGTCTTGCGACATCCGGTGTTCGAGGACCGTGCCGAGGCGCTGGGCCTGGCGCTGTATCACGTTGGCCGACTGGAATCGGTTCCGGCTGCGGTGGATGGCACGGGTGCTCCGGCGCATCGCGCGCTGGAGGTGGGTATCCGCTATGCCCAAACGTATACCGATTTTGTTGGCGTCATCGAAACCGTGACCGGCACGATCACCACGACGGGCGGGCTCATGCCTTCCCTGGAAACTTCTTTCACCGCGAAGACTGTGACCGCGCCCTAGCGTTCCGATCTTCTTAATGTTGTCCTGCCGCCTACGGGCGGCTTTTTTATTGGAGCCGCAAATGGCAAAAATCGACCGGATCGTCAATGTGGCGATCTCGCTGAACACCACGGCGATCAAGGAGCAGAATTTCTCTGACATCCTGATCCTGGGCGCGCATGCGCTGGCCGTCAATCGTGTCCTGGTTGTCACCGAGCCAGGTGAACTGCTCGACATGGGCATCTCGCAGACCGACGCTCTGTACATCGCGGTGCGCGATGCGTTCAAGCAGATCCCGACCGTGACCCGCGTGTTCGTGGGCCGCCGCCAAGTGGACGTATCGCGCTTGACGGTGAAGCAGGCCACGATGTCGGAATACGGGGTGTCGTTGTCCTGGCGCGATGCCAACGGTGTCGTGCAGAAAGCCGACGTGTCGGTCACCGGGCTCGCGGACAGCACGCCCCAGACCATCGCCACGGCGTTGGCCTCGGCCATTGCGCAGACCGATGCACCGGCAACCGCCACGGCGGTAGGCGCCGAGGTGTCGATGACGGCCAAGCAGGCCGGGCAAGCCGTGGCCGTTGCCGCCCGGGGCAACCTGCAATTGTCGGCGCCGGAAAGCACCGAGACGCCGTCGGCGGCGTTGAATGCGTGCCTGCGCGAAAACGGTGATTGGTATGGCGTGGCGCTGGCCAGCCGTGTCGAGGCCGACGTGCTGGATGCCGCGGAATGGGTGGAATCGAATGAACGCCTTTTTGGCGTCTCCAGCGATCAGGCCGGCATCATCGATGCGGCCGTGTCCAGCGATATCGCATCGAGATGCCAGCAGAAGCAGTATTTCCGTACCCATGTCTGGTACCACGGCCAGGCGCGTGGCGAAGCGCTGGAAGCCGCAGTCAGCGCCAACCGTTTCACCTTCTACCCGGGTGGCGAAACCTGGGCAAACACGCGGTTGTCGGGTGTGACCTACGACAACCTGAGTGAAGGCCAGGCGCTGGCGGCTCACGCCAAGAACGCCAATACCTTCGAGCAGATGCGTAACTTCGCCGTGACGCAGAACGGCAAGGTGGCCGCGGGCGAATGGATCGACGTGATCCGCGGCCGCGACTGGCTTGCCGAGCAGGTGAAGATCAATGTGGCCTCGCAGCTGATCAACGCGAACGGCAAGGTGCCGTACACCGATGTGGGCATCCAGATTCTGGTGAACGGCATTCGTCAAGCGCTGTTGCTGGGTCAGAGTCGCGGTCTTGTCGCACCCGACGAGATCGATGATGCGGGCCGAAAGATTCCCGGCTTCGTGATCAACGTGCCGCGCGCCGCCAGCATTTCCTCGAACGACAAGGCCAACCGCATCCTGCGTGACCTGACGTTCAGTGCCCGCTTGGCGGGCGCCATTCATGTTGCCGAAATCAAGGGCAACCTCACCTACCAACAACTGTAATCGGGGTACTTCAATGTCCGTCAAAACCTACGCACCGAATCAGGTGAAGATTGTGGTGGGCGCGCTGCCCATCTCTGGCCTGGCCGAAGACGCGTTTGTCACCGTGGCCGAAATCGGCGAGGGCATTGCGTCCATCGTCGGCGCCGATGGCGAAGTGGCGCGCTCGATGTCGCGGGACACCCGCCTGCGCATCACCTTGACGCTGATGCAGACCAGCGCCAGCAATGCCGCGCTGTCGGCATTGCATCAGGCCGACCGTGCCACCGACGGCAACGGCGCCGTGCCGATTTCCGTGACCGACCTGCGCGGCTCTTCGTTGCACGCCTCGGATTCCGCGTGGATCGTCAAGACCCCGGACGCCGGTTACGGCGCCAAGGTCGGCAGCCGCGCATGGGTGATCGAAACGGGTCCGGCCATCAACGTCATCGGAGGGAACACCTGATGGGTGCGATCAAAGAGGTGGTAATTGGCTCGACGGTATTCCGCATTTCGCGGTTTGACCCGTTTCGCCAGTTGAAGCTGCTGGGTGATTTGCAAAAGGAAGTGTTGCCGGCGGCGGGCTCGATGCTGACCGCCGTGCTGGGCGCTGACGCCGTGGCGCAGCAGCGCGACGAGCAGGCGATGTTGCATGCGTTTCGTGAACTGTCAGCCAAGCTGGGCGGTGACGCCCTGGCCGGCTGGGCGGAACGCCTGATCGACGCTGAACTGGTCAGTTTCGAGCTTTCGGGGCGCGAGCCCCAGAAACTGACTGCCGCCCATCGGGGCTTGGCGTTCATCGATTACGCCGAAATCCTCGAGCTGCTGTTCCACATCCTTGAGCACAACTTCGCCGGCCCTTTGGCGCGTTGGGCCGGCCGCTTTGGTCCGGCCCGCGCGAAGTTGGCGAGCCCGTCGGCCGATTCGACTCAGGCTTTGAACAAGAGTTGATCATTTGGCGGCCCATCCTGGCCCGCCATGTCAGTTTGGACGCCGTCAAACGCGGTGACGTGGACCTCCTGGACATCTTGAAGCTGAATGCGCTGATGGACGCCCAGGAGGCGTTGGCTGCGGCAGAACGAAAGGCGAGGTAACGATGAGCGTTGTACGAGAACTGGTGACGCTGGTGCGTTACCAGGCTGATGATTCGGAGCTGAAGGCGCTTCAGCAGGCATTTGGCGACATGCTGTCGACCATGACGAAAGCTTGCGATCAGGCGGCGGCGATGCTGCGCCAGGCGTTCGCGGGTGTGCTTCCTGTTGCGCTGAACACGCGGCAGGCCGTGAACGCAATGGCCCCGTCGCAGCAGCAGGGCGCATCGGCTGCCCGGCCACACACGACCGCCTTGGGTGGCCTGCGTGGTGTCATTGAGTTGACGCTGGGTGCCACCCCATTCAAACGGATACTGGGTGACATCGACTCGTGGACGCAGATGCAGGCGCGCATGCGGCAGGCGACAAGGTCGGAAACGCAGTATGGCGAGGCCGACCGCGACGTGGCCCGAATCTCCCGGGTCAGCCGAACGTCTTACGCGGATAACGCCGATACGTTCATGCGTGCGCGGCAAGTCCTGGAGGATCAGGGAAAGCCTGCGCAAGACGCTTCCCGCATCACCGAGGCGCTCGCATTGAGCATGACCTTGTCAGGCACCCAGGCACAGGACCGGGGTGGGGTGGTCACGTCTCTGGTCAGGATGATCGAGCAAGGCAAGCTGGGTTTAGAGGAGTACAACACGCTGCCCCTGCGCATGCAGGATGCGCTGGCTGCGGGTCTCGATGTAGACCGTGGCCAGTTGCGCGAACAGGTGCGCGGCGGCCTGATGACATCTGACCGGGTGCTGCCCGCGTTGCAGTCGCAGTTGCCCAGGATGCGTGCCGAAGCCGAGAGCGCGCCAGCGTCCATCTCGGGGTCGATGGCTGTCTTCAACGATGCCTTGCAGCGCTACTTCGGCGAGACATTGCCAGGCGGTCAAACCGTGTTGCGGGCGATCACGAACTCGGTTCAGTATTTGGCCGACAACATCGACACTGTCGTCAAACTGCTGGCGCTGGCGGGAGCAAGTCTGGGCCTGGTCTCGTTGGGTTCCTGGCTGCGGCAAGCCACGCTGCAATCGGGTGGACTGATCCGAAGTCTGTATGCCGCCACGCGCGTGGCGATTGGACTGGATTCCGCCATGGCGTTGCGCAACGGGCCCGCAGGCGCCATGCAGATGCTGTCGACATGGACTCGATCGCTGGTGCCCTTGTTGCGCATGGCCGCGATACTGACCACGATCTATCTGATCGGGACCGATATCGTCAGTTGGTTGAATGGCGGGGACTCCGTGCTGGGCGGTTGGATCGGCGGTGTGGAAGCGTGGCGCGGCGAAATTGACGCGGTGTCGGCGGCCCTGACCTTCGTGAAGGATCTGCTGGGTGGCGCAGGTCAGGCGCTGGGACCTTGGGTCATGCAGTTCGGAACGATTGCGGTCATGGCCTACGGCCTGTGGCAGATCCTGTCGCCTATCGGTGGAGTGATCCTGTCCTTGGCCAGAATCGCGTTGCCTTTCCTTTCGAGCGGGTTCCGGTACCTGGCCGGGACAGTGGTGCCGATGTTGGGGAACGCACTGCTTGACATTGCCAGGACCGTGATCCCGATGCTGTGGAATACCTTCGCCATGACGCCGATCGGGCGGATCATCTCGGCGATTTCCCTACTGGCTATTGCCCTGTGGCAGATCTGGGAAAACTGGGATTTGATCAAGGCGTACATATCGGCGTCGTGGGATCAGCTGATGGTCATGGCGTATGACGGGTTCCTGGGCCCGGTGATCGAGTACATCACCGCGTTGTGGAACCTGTGGTCGGAGATCGTCAAAGGCGTGGTGGCTGCATTCACCGGGGACTGGGACGGCGCCGTCAAGCATTGGCTGGGGGCGTTCAACGGACTGTGGACGTTCTTCTCGGGCATGGGCGGCCGCATGATCGCCACGATCAAAGAGATTGGCGGCGCGATCCAGACGTGGGTGTTGGACAAAGTCAATAAAGCCAAGGACTGGTTCAAGGGGCTGGTGCCGGATTGGATGAAGGACGACGAGCAAGCGTCCGTCATGGATGCACCGCGTGCGATGGCGGACGTGCCGCCGCAATGGGCCGCCGTTGCGGGCGGAATATCCGTGCCCTACGTGGCTGCCGGCACGGTGGTTGGCGCCACGCCAAGCCCTGGCCGCGCCCCGTTTGTTTACCAAAGCAACAACGACATCGTTGTCAATGTAAGCGCGAACGACGCGCAAGCGGTTCGTTCAGGAGTGGTGCAGGGCTTGAATCGGGGTTTGCAAAACAACCTTGACACCTTGACCCAGAATTTTGACGTGACTTCGGCCGTGGAAGTGCGGAGCTAGGAGCAACCATGAATTTTGTTTCCATGATTTTCGGTTGGAACGGCGGCAGCAGCATCGGCACGGTTCCGCTTGATGCGCTGTTGAGCGAGAAGACGTCGTTGAATAGCCGCGCAACCTCGTATGCCGTGGAAGACGGCCCACCGGTCACGGATCATGTGGTCCAGGAGTCCGAACAGCTGACATTGGATGGATGGGTGACCGCAGCGGAGATCGCGTTGCTGGGTGGACGGAATGCGCGTGGAGTCACTCAGGGTGGGCTGTTCACAGGCTCCAGTCGGTCCAAACTGATCAGCGCGAAGGATGCGCTACGCAAGATCCATGCAGACCGCCTGCCCATCACCATTGCCACGGGCCTGGATGTCTATGCTGATTTTGTGATGGAGAGCTGCGACATCGGGCGCGGCAATGGCAGCGGCGATCGGTTCGAGATTTCGGCCAGCTTCAAGCGGATCCGCAAGGTGACGCTGCGCCAAGCGGACATTCCACCCGAGAAGACATCGGGCAGTGCAACCGGCAAGGCTGGGTCAACCAAGACCAATGCGGGCAAGGCCCGCGGCGCCGACGTCAGCCCGAAGCAAGGCGGCGGCTCCAACAAACCTGTGCTGCTCTCCATATGATCCAGATCCCCATTCCCGACGTCAACGACAGCCTCACCGAGGTGGAGCTTGAAGGGGTGACCTACTTTCTGCGGCTGTCGTGGAACAGTGAGGCCGAACTATGGGTGCTGTCGATCGAGAACGCCTACAACGAGCTGATCGTGGCGGGCATCGCTCTGGTGCCCGGTGTACCGCTGCTGGCCGGTTACCGGCACTTGGCGGTGCCTGCCGGAGAACTGGTGGCGTTGGCTCCTGACCGCCGCGACACCGTCAGCCGGGCCGCGTTGCCCTCAGGCGAAGTGGCGCTGATTTACGCGAATTCGCAGGAGGTCGCCGATGGCCAGGTTTGATCGGGTCTACCGCTTGCTCGTTGGCAAGGGTAGCGCCCAAGGGCTGGAGGTCATTCCGCCCATCCGCGTGACGTTCGACATTGCGAAGAACGCCGACGAGGAACCCAATGACGCCAAGATCTCCCTGTACAACCTGGCGGCCAGTACTCGCCGGATGTTGGAAGAGCCCGGGTTGCGCTGCGTGTTGTATGCCGGCTACGCCGAAGAGGGCGGGCCGTTGCTGATGGCGTCTGGCAGCATCGTGTATGCGTATACGAAGTTCCAACAGCCGGACGTAGTGACCGAACTGACGGTCAAGGATGGCTATATCGAGATACGTGACACGGCAGTGTCGATCGGCCTGGGGCCTGGCGCCCAGGCCAGTGCCATCATCCGGGATATCGCGCGTCAGATGGGCTTGCCGTTACTGATGGCCGACGACGTGCCTGATCGGCGCTGGGAACAGGGGTTTTCGTTCTACGGCGCGGCGCGCACTGCACTGCATAAAGTCACCCAAGGGACCGGCCTGGAATGGTCGATCCAGAACCAGCAATTGCAGGTCGTCCAGCGCTTGGGAACGACGCGGCGTCAGGCGGTTGTCCTGGCGGTGGATACCGGCTTGCTGGGCTATCCGGAACGCATGCGGGAAGCGCCCACCGAGAAGGCGTCTGCAAAAGGGCAGCCCGTTGCTGCCAAGCCGGCCAGCGGCCACCAACAACGTGATGGTTGGAAAGTGAAGTCGTTGTTGTTGCCGACGATCAATCCCGGTGACTTGGTCAAGCTGGAAAGCCGCAGCGTCCAGGCCTTTCAGCGTGTGGAGAAAGTGCACCACACGGGCGATAGCGAAGGCGGTGACTGGCAGACTGAGCTCGAGCTGGTCGACCGCGATGCGCCACCCAAGAAAAAGGACCCGAAATGAGCAATGCACTCACCGCCATCCGCCGCATCATCGCGACGGAGTTGGCGGATATCTACACGACGCTTCCCGGTGAAGTCGTGGCCTATGACGGCACGTTCGTCACCGCGCGGCCCGCGTTGGCCAAGCGGCTGGCCAACGGCGAGGCGCTGCCACCGCCGCAAGTGGTGCGCGTGCCTGTTTGCTGGCCGGTGGGCGATGTCAACGGCGCGCAGGCGCTGATTTCGGTGCCGTTGAAGCCGGGGGATGCCATCAAGCTGTCGTTCTCTGCGCGTGCGCTGGAGAACTGGCTGGCGGGCGATAACGGTCCTCCGGACGACCCCCGGCAATTCGACCTGTCTGACGCCTTTGCATCCCCGTTGCTTCGGCCCGGCAAGATGGCGGCGGACACGCAAAACGTCAGCATCCAATATGGACCCGGCACGGTAAAACTGTCGTCGTCCGGCGACCTGACCTTTCACGTGAAGACCTGGACCGTGCAGGCCGAGCAGACCACCTTCAACACCCCGGTCACGGTCAATGGACCCCTGACCTACACCCAAGGCCTGTCGGGTGAGGGCGGCGAAGGCGGGGCATCGATGCGAATCCGTGGGGGCGTGGCGTTTGAAGGAAGCGCCATCACCCACAACGGCAAAAGCATCGGCGACACGCACCGCCATCCCTACGCTGGCGGCACGACGGAGGCACCTGTGTGATGGCTTTGGACCTAACGCTAACCGCCGATCACGATCTGGATATTGATCTGCTCGGTCGCACGTCGTTCGTGGATGGCGCAGACCGTATCGCTCAGCAGATCAAGATCACGTTGCTGGCCTTCATGGGTGAATGGTTTCTGGATACGACCTTCGGTGTCCCGTATCTGGAAGACATCTTGGTCAAGTCGCCTGACCGCGCCGGCATTGAAGCGATTCTTCGCGCCCGGATCCGGGCGGTGCCCGGCGTGGACCGCGTACGCGGTCTTGACCTGCAAGTAGAACGCCAGCTGCGCGTGCTGCGCGTGACCTATGACGCGGATACCGCGGCGGGACGGCTCGAACGGGTCGTTGAACTAGGCAAGTCCTAACCCCTTAATTTCTACGAGGTACCTATGGCCTACGGTGTCACACCGGACGGGTTCGTACGTCCGCGCCTGCCCGAGATCCGCCAGGAGATCGTGGCGGACTTGCGCGCTCGCATGCAATCCGCCGGATTCAATGGTGCGGTGGAAACCCGCCCCGACAGTATTACCGGTCTGCTGATCGATACCTTCGCCGAACGCGAAGCCACGCTATGGGAACAGGCCGAGGGCGTGTACTACGCCATGTATCCCGGTTCCGCGACAGGGGTCTCATTGGACCGCGCCGTGTCGTTCACCGGCGTGTCGCGTTACGGCAATGAACCGTCACGGGCGTATGTCGTGCTGTATGGCGTGGCGGGCGCCAACGTTCCGGCGGGGGCACTGGTGCGCCATCGCGCCAGCCAGAACCTGTGGATGGTGTCCGCCGATACAAAAATCCTTGCTGGCGCGGCGGCTGACATCACGCTTCAGCCGACCGTCGCGGCGAACGCCGATTACCGTGTGTCGATCGAGGGCAGACCGTACGCTTATGCGTCGGGCCCCACGACAAATCTGCCGCAGATCCTGGCCGGTCTGGTCACGGCACTATCGGCCAGTGGCCTGGATGTGTCCAGTGATGGCGCAGCCGTTCGGATCCATACGGACGGCCGCCTGGCGGTAGCCGTCACCTGGTCGGACAAGTTGGCCCTGATCCGGATGGGATCGCCCGCATTGGTGCAGACCGCTGGCGCCTCTACCGAGGCCGCGGCGGTGGGAGACCTGAACGGCGTCGTGACGCAGGTTGACGGGTGGACTGCCGTGGACAATTTGCAGGCGGGCGTGGCCGGACGCTTGGCTGAAAACGCCGCCGAATTGCGCGCACGCTATCCCACCGGCTTGTTCCGTCTGGGCGCGGCGACGCTGCCCAGCATTGGCCCCAACGTGCGGGATCGCGTGGCGGGGGTGCGCACCGTGAAGGTGTTCATGAACAACACGGATCAGCCGGATGCCTCGGGACGGCCTCCGCACAGCGTGCATGCCGTGGTGGACGGCGGCCTGGACGACGAGGTGGCTGATGCCATCTTCCGCGTGGTGGCGGCAGGAATCGATACCCACGGCCAACAGGCTGTGGTGGTCAAGGACGCAGACGGCGCCGATCAGATGATCCGCTTTGACCGGCCCGAGCGCGTCTTTCTGTGGGTACGCTGCGCGACCACGCTTTTGCCGCCGTCCGAGCAGGCATTTCCGCCAGATGGATTCCAGACGATCGCGGAAAACGTCGCCCAGGTGGGCGAGGCGTTCAGCGTCGGCGAAGACGTCATCCTGCAACGGTTGTACGGCGCAATCTACCGCACGCCTGGCTTGGCGTCGGTGGACCTGGCGCTGGCGTTTTCCACCAACCCCGCATTCGTGCCCGCTCCCGCCGACTACCGCGCCGCGAACGTCGCGATCAAGGACTCGCAAGTGGCCGCGTTCGACCTTTCGCGCATCGAGGTGACGTAATGGACTTGACTCAAGACCATGCGCAGACGGCGTGGGGGCATTGGCTGGGTCAGTTCCAGGCCAAGCGGCGGCTGGAGGCGCTGGTCAAAGCGCTTCTAAAGCCCGCCGACGGCCTGCAAGGCGCACTGCGGGCGCTGTATGAAGACCGCTGGCTGGAGACGGCGGTGGGCAGGCAGCTGGACGGTATCGGCGAGATAGTCGGTCTGCCCCGCGTCATCGATGAGGCGATCTACATCCGCTTCTTCGGGTTTCAGGGGCAACCGAATGTCGGCGGCTTTGACGATGCCCGTTTCCGGCGTGCCAATGAACGGCCGGTAGCCGGTTCGACGACGCTGCTCGATGCCGAGTACCGCAAGTTGCTGTATTGGAAGATCGCGCTGAACAACGGGCATGGCACCGCGCCAGAGATCGCGAGCTCGCTCAAGCCGATCTTCGACGTGACCCGCGTGATCGTGCAGAACGCGGGCAACGCAAAGATCCGGATCTGGGTCAGCCGAATTCCTGGCCCCAACGACCCGCTTATGGCGAATCCCTACAAGTGGGTCCCGCAAGCCGCCGGCGTCGGCGTGCAACTCATCACCGGCTCGACCGAGAAACCGTTTGGTTTCCGCGAGCAAGGTTTCTTTGGCTTTGGCGTCGGCGTGCTGGCGCGAGGTATCTATTGATGGCAGACCCTACATTCTTCGACCTCTTCAAATCGACCTGGGCACAAAACGGCCTGACCGAAGGCATTACCGACCTGCAATACAAGACGGGTTGGTCGTTCATCGGTTCCGTTCCGCCTTCCGTCGAACAGTTCAACAAGGTTCAGCAGACGACGGACGAGCGCCTCGTGTGGCTGTACAAGCAGCTGGACGGCCTGGCCGCGGTAACGGGCCGGCCGCTCGCGGCCAACGGCTTCGATGCGCTTAGCTACGCGCAGCAGAACCTGAATGCGACCAACCTCAAGAGTGGCACGGTGCCCGTGGCGAGGCTATCTGGAACGGCGTCGACGCTGACGGCAGGCGCCGCCCAGAAACTGGCTACCGCACGCACCATTGCCACGACGGGCGATGCAACGGGCAGCGGATCGTTCGACGGCTCCGCCAACCTGTCGCTCGGCCTGACGCTCAGCGCCAGTGGCGTGACCGCGGGCAACTACGGCAACGCCAACGCGGTGCCGACGTTCACGGTGGATGCAAAGGGGCGCGTGTCGGCGGCAGGAGAAGTCGCGGTGGGCAACGCTGCAAGCGCAACGAAGCTGGCCACGGCCCGCAGCTTTGCGATCACGGGCGGCGCTACGGCCGCAGCGGCAACCTTCGACGGCTCGGCCAACGTCGCGTTCAACGTCACGGGGCTGGATGTGTCCAAGGCTAACGCCGGTACGTTACCGGTGGCGCGTGGTGGTACGGGATTGGCGACGGTTGCTGCGGGCACTTATCTGACGGGTGCGGGAACCGGGGCATTGGTGTCGCGCACGTCGGCGCAAGTGTTGGAGGATATTCAAGCGTTTCCGAAGGCGGGCGGGGAAATCTCGGGGCCGGTATTGCTGGGGACGGGGGCGGTGATAGGAGCGCAGTACGGGAGCAACGCTAGCTCTGGAAGAACGGCACATGTCCTTCTACCCGATGGCGGCGGATTCTCTTCGCATCTTGCGTCAGTGACTGGGGCAATGAAGATCACACTTCCGCCGGTGGCTATTGGACCGAACACAATGCTACGGCTTCGTGTAGACATGTTCGAGTACTTGCCGGACATGCCGCCGGTTTCTGTGTTGCTCCATGGTTATGTGCAGACGAGCAAGGTATGGAGTCGCTGTGGCGCGACGATTGTCGCTGGCGTTCCTGCTGCCGATATTCCCGTTCGATTCGGTTCCGACGCGGCCGGAAATCTCTGCATTTGGCTGGGTGAGACGGGCAAGGTCTGGCAATACCCGACGGTTACCATTGCAGAGGTGCAGGCCAAGTACAACGCTTCAGGCGCCACGGTGGCAGCTTGGGGCATTGGATGGAAAGTCGAACCGGTTACGGCTTTCGAGACGGTCTCGTTGACGCTTCCGAGTGGCTCCCTCTCCTTTGCCCGCTCCGATGTCAACAATGTTGCAGGTCTGCAAGACGCATTGGTTCTGAAGGCCAACGCCGGCGTGACTTTGACCGCAGGAAACGGGTTGAGCGGCGGCGGAACTCTTGGTGCAAATCGCACGTTCACATTGGGTACGCCGACCAGACTTTCGTCGACGTCCACCAATGCGGTGACAACCACCAGTCATACCCACGAGCTGGATACGCAGACGGGGCCAAACGACGCGACGGTAGGTCGGCTGCTCACGGTTGGTAATGCGTTTGGTTTGGGGGCTGACAACCCGCTTGGAACCGTGGACCTTGATACCGTTCTCACTCCAGGCAATTACGGGCAAAGCCAGAATGCCAATGCATCTGTTGCACGTCATTACCCGATAAGCAGGGCCGGGACGCTTGCCGTAGGGATGGCGGGCGCGCAAATCACCACGCAGCTTTATATCGTTTATGACACGGGCGAAATGTTCTCGCGTGCTCGCTATAACGCGATATGGACCGAGTGGGCATACCACCCGGGCGTGAGCCGGTTCCCAACCGCCACTGAAGAAGGCCCAGGTATCGCGAAGCGCTCGAGCGATGCCCTGGCGCTGGCATTGGTGGACGATACGACGTTCATTACGCCAAAGAAGCTCTCCGCAGTGCTGTCGATGACAAGAGGAATGCAAACGTTCAGTACGGCTGGTTTATTCAAGTGGGACAGGCCAGCCTGGGTTAAATGGGCGTTTGTTCGAGTCTGGGCGGCAGGTGGTGGTGGCGCTCGCTACAGCATTGCTCCCGGCCCATCCGGCGGGGGCCAGGGCGGTTACTGGGAAGGTCTATTCGATGTATCGGCCGTCGCGTCCGTGGGCATCACCGTGGGGGCGGGGGGAGTTGGCGCCGCGGCGGATGGCGGTAGCGGTGGGGCCGGGGGGGCATCTTCATTCGGCGCGTATTGCTCCGCGATGGGGGGCTCTGGTGGTTCGATCAATTCGAGCGCCGCGGTGGGTGGAACATCGACAGGTACCTCCGGAATTGGTTGGACTGGCGGGTTCGGCAGTGTGCCTGTGCGAGACGTTTTTGGTACCGGAATTCTTGGCGGGGCGGGCGGTGGGTTCTGGTCACCGTACGGTGGAAGTGGTGTCCACACTGCGGGGCAGCCGGGAATGGGCGGTGCCGGCAGAACGGTTACCAGCGCTGCTTCAGGCGCTTCCGGTCTTGTTATCGTTGAATGGTGAACAACATGAAACTCTGGGCATTGATCCAAAACGGCGCGGTAGCCGAGATTACCGCTTTCGACCCCGAGGGGCGCTTTCACCCTGACTTTCAATGGGTTATTTGCGACGCAAACACCGGCACGGGCGACCTATATGAGGACGGCATGTTCAAAAAGCCCGCCGTTGATCCTACCGAGTCGGAGCGGCATCTGATCGCGCTGGTTCAACTTCACATGGATGAGCGAGCACGTCGGAGCATCTACGACGATCTGAAGACAGCCATCTCCTACGCAGACGAACCCGCCAGCCCAAAGTACCAGGCAGAAGGCAAAGCGTTTCGGGCGTGGCGCAGTCTTGTCTGGGAGAAGTTCTACAGCATTCGGGCCGACGTCGTCGCCGGTTTGCGCTCGGAACTCTCGCCGCAGGAGTTGATAAGTCTGCTGCCCGAATTGGTGCTGCCCAACTAGGTACTGGTCGATGTGATTGTGGTGCCCGCTTCGGCGGGCTTTTTTTCGTCCCTACAGGAGGCCATCCTGCATACGCTATTCAGGAGCAACACCACCATGGAACCCGGTTCAACAGGCCTAGGAGGCCTTGCCGCCTTGAAGGTCGCCATGGCGTACGGCATTCCCGCCGCGATCACTGCCATGCTTGGCCTGTTGATCATGCCGCCGCGTACCGTTCGGGAATTCACCGTGCGCACCATATCCACCGTTGCGTGTTCCTTCCTGTTCGGCCCGGCGCTGGCGGGTGCCGTCATCGCCTGGAAGCCCACCTTGATGGAGGCCATGACGTGGCTGGCCCATCACGGCGCGGGCAGTGATGACGCGCTGCTGGCGAAGTTCTATGTGCTGGGGCCCAGCATGCTACTGGCGGGATTGCCTGCATGGTGGGTGCTGGGAGCGTATATGCGGTGGATGGCCAGCATGCGGCAAAAAGGCGTGCTGGTGTGGTTGGCCGACGTCCGTGCCAAATTGCTGGGCATGCGGCAAGGCGGGGGAGATGGCCGTGGATCTTGATCTCATCAACGGCTCTGCCATCTCTCCTGCGTTGGCGCTGCTGCCTGCGCGGATGGACGCGCCAGAGGCGCGCGTCATGCTGTTGGCGATCGGCTTGCAGGAAAGCCGCTTTCTGCACCGCCGTCAAATCGGTGGTCCGGCGCGTGGATTCTGGCAGTTTGAAAAAGGAGGCGGCGTACGTGGGGTGCTGACGCATCCAGTCAGCCGCAACGAGGCCAGTCGGATTTGTCGCGTCCGCAATGTCGTACCGATGGCGGCAGCTGTGTACGAGGCATTGGACAAGGATGATGTGCTTGCCGCCGCCTTTGCCCGTTTGTTGCTATGGACGGATGCCGGGCGGCTGCCAGCGATCAACGACGCGCAGGGCGCTTGGGATCTCTATTTGCGGACTTGGCGTCCCGGCAAGCCGCATCCGCAGACGTGGCATTCGTTGCATGCCCAATCAGTGGCAGTGGTGGGAGGGCAGGATGCGCGCGTGGCTTGAGCGATTCCAGGGAATGGTGGTGGCGGCAGGTGCGGCCATCGTCTTGTTGTTGATGGCGTATCTGCGGGGGCGCGGCGCCGGCCGCAGCGCCGAGCGCGAGGAACGGGCCAATCGGATCAACGGGCAGGCCGAGCGTGCCCGTCAGGAGGGGAAGCATGTGCAGGAACAGACGGCTCGCATGGATGACGCTGCAATTGCTGCTGAGCTTAAGCGCGATTGGGTGCGCGGCGCCCGCAAGAGTGGGCGTTGA